CTATTGATTGGGATGATTTTTATCTTACTACAATTAATGTAAGTGGAGAATCGTCACCTTTTGTTTCTAGAGGTTTACGTTATTTAAGTTTAGATGAATGGACAAGATACTTTAGAGACTCTGAAAATCAAGATGATGCAGATACACAAAACTTTGGAGAACCAAAATATGTTATACGTAGTCCAGACCACAGAAAGTTTGGATTAAGTCCTATACCTGATAAAGTATATAATGTGCATTTTTATGCATATAATACACCAACAGCTTTATCATCTCATAGTGACGAAATGGTTTTACCTGACCAATATGCAAATGTTATAACATCTAGAGCAAGATACTATGTGTGGCAATTTAAAGAAAGTCCACAACAAGCAGCATTTGCATTAGAAGATTATAAAAAAGGAATGAGACAAATGAAATCTAATTTAATTAATCCTGCTCCTTCCTATATTACAGACGACAGAATATATTTCTAATGGCAAGAAGTCAACCATACACAGTAGCAGTTAATGGAGGATTAGTTAAATCTTCAAATGTTATTGATTTATTAAAAACTCCCGGAGTAGCTAAAGATTTACAAAACTTTGAAGTATCTACAGAAGGTGGATATAGACGTATTAATGGCTATCAAAAATTTGGTACAACTGATGCTACACAACCTACAGGAAGTACAACAAATATTTTAGGAGTATTTCCGTATGCAGATGGAGTTATAGCATGTGCAGGAACAGGAATATTTTTTACAAATGATGGAGAAACTTGGTTAAATATTGGAAGAAGTTCTGTTGCATCAAGTGGAGATAATTATTCAACTTTTACAGGCAGAAGTACTTTAACGAGAACTAGCCAAGGGCAATGTCAATTTACTGTATTTGAAACTGCTACATCAGATTATGGAACAGTTATTATAGCTGATGGAGCAAATAAACCCTATGCATTTAGAATGGAAGGTTCAGGTTCATTAAGTGGAAGAACATTTTTTGGAGAAGAAGTAACTGTAACAAGTACAAAACATGTTAAGTATGTTACAACACATGATAAACATTTAATAGCTGCAGGTGTTGAAGATAATCTAAATACAATTTATTATAGTGGTACATTAGACCCTACAGATTTTACAAGTACAGGTTCAGGTAATATAGTTTTAGAAGACCAAATAGAAGGCATTAAAGGTTTCCGTGATGAATTATTTATCTTCTGTACAAATAGTATTTTTAAATTAATTAATATAAATAACTCTAGTTCTATTGCAATTGTACCTGTTACAAAGAACGTAGGTTGTTTAAGTGGATATAGTATTCAAGAAATTGGTGGTGACTTAATATTTTTAGCACCAGATGGATTAAGAACAATTGCAGGTACAGCAAGAATTGGTGACGTTGAGTTGGGTACAGTTAGTACAACAATACAACCTTTACTAACAGACTTGACAGAAAGCATAAATAGCTTTATAATAAATAGTCTAGTACTTAGAGATAAATCTCAATATAGATTATTTTATACTAATACTACACTAGACAATAATCAACAAAAAGGTGTTATTGGAACATTAAGACCTGATGGATTTCAATGGTCAGAAACTAGAGGTTTAGAAGTTACTGCTATTGGTTCAGGTTTTGATAATAATAATGTTGAACAATATTATCATGGAGATACAAATGGGTTTGTATATCAACATGATACTGGTAATGATTTTGATGGAGCAAATATTTTAGCTCGATATGAAACACCTAATTACGATTATGGTGATTTAGGAACTTTAAAAACTTTACATTATTTTCGAGTCTCTGCAAGTGCAGAAGGTATTGTTGAACCAGATGTTCAAGTTAGATTTGATTATGGAAGTGGAGATATACCTCAACCCTCTAATTTATTTGACTTAGGAATTATTAATCCTCCTTCAAAATTTGGTGATGCAATATTTAATACAAATGTATTTGGAGGAGCTGATAATCCTTTAATTAGAGTTCCATTACAAGGTAGTGGAACAAGTAACAATTTTACTATAATAAGTGAAGATAGTAAACCCCCTTATACTATAAATGGTTTTTACGTAGACTATATACCTTCAGGCAGGAGATAATAAATGGCACAAACATATACAAGACAAAGTTCTTTTAGTGATGGAGATACTATCACATCAGCATTATTTAACAATGAATATAATCAGTTAGTTAACGCATTTTCATATAGTTCAAGTAGTGCAAGTTCTACAGGGCACAGACACGATGGTACTGCAGGACAGGGTGGTAATATTCATACTATTGGTGACTTAGATTTTTTAAACAAAATTGTTGTAGATAGCACAAATAATAGATGGGGATTTTATGTAGAAGTATCTTCATCAGCAGTAGAACAAATTAGAATACAAGACGGAGCTATTGTACCAGTAACAGATAACGATATAGATTTAGGAACAAGCTCTTTAGAATTTAAAGATGGGTATTTTGATGGTACAGTTTATGCAGACGCTATAAATTTTAACGGAACAGCAATTACATCAACAGCAGCAGAATTAAATATATTGGATGGAGTTACATCCACAGCAACCGAATTAAATTTATTAGACGGAGTTACAGCTACAACTGCTGAACTAAATATCCTTGATGGAGTTACTTCAACTGCAGCAGAATTAAATGCACTTGATGGAATTACTTCTACAGTAACAGAATTAAATATAGTTGATGGTAACACATCTGCTACATCAACAACAGTAGCCGATGCAGATAGAGTTGTTTTAAATGACAATGGAACAATGGTTCAAGTAGCTGTTACAGATTTAGCAGCATACTTTGATGATGAAATAACTGCAATGCCAAACTTAGTAACTACTGCAGCTACTACGGTAGGAGCATTAAATAGTGGTTCTATTACATCTGGTTTTGGTTCAATAGACAATGGTTCATCTGCAATTACAACAACGGGTACAGTTACATACGGTAGCTTATCAGATGGCTCTATAACTATTACAGCATTTGTAGATGAAGACAATATGGCTTCTAATAGTGCTACACTTGTACCAACACAACAATCTGTTAAAGCTTATGTAGATACACAACTTACAGCAGAAGACTTAGATGTTACATCAGATAGTGGTACAATAGCTATTGACTTAGATAGTGAAACATTAACAGTTGCAGGTGGAGAAGGTATTGATACGTCTGCTTCTAGTAATACAATAACAATAGCAGGTGAAGATGCTACAACATCTAATAAAGGTATAGCATCTTTTGACTCAAATGACTTTACAGTTTCTAGTGGAGCAGTAAGTCTAGCAACTACATCAACAGCAGCAGAGTTAAACATACTTGACGGAGTTACTTCAACTACAGCAGAGTTAAATATTTTAGATGGTGTAACAAGCACTACTGCAGAACTTAATATCCTCGATGGAGTTACTTCAACTGCAGCAGAGTTAAACATACTAGATGGTGTTACAGCAAGTGCTACCGATATTAATCTTATAGATGGAATTACAAACGGAACTGTTATAGCTAGTAAAGCTATTATAACAGATTCAAACAAAGACATAACTGGTGGTCGTAACATTACGATTAGTGGTGAATTAGATGCAGCTACACTTGACATATCAGGTGATGCAGACATAGACGGAACATTAGAAGCTGATGCAATAACAATTGGTGGTGTTACACTAGCAGAAACAATTAGTGATACTGTTGGAGCTATGGTAACAAGTAATACTGAAACAGGTGTAACAGTTACTTATGATGATTCAGATAATACATTAGACTTTGTAATTGGAACACTTAACCAAGATACTACAGGTACTGCAGCTATTGCAACTACAGTTACTATAACAGACAATGAAAGTACAAACGAAGAAAATGCTGTTATATTTACAGCAGGTGGTGATGTAGATGGTGGTAATTTAGGTTTAGAGTCAGATGGTAACTTAACTTATAATCCAAGTTCAGGAACATTAACTGCTACAGCTTTTGCAGGAGCATTAACAGGTAATGTAACAGGAAATGCTTCTGGTACTGCAGCTACAGTTACAGGTGCAGCACAATCAAATATTACAAGTCTTGGAACTCTTACAACACTTACAGTTGACAATGTAATAGTTAATGGTACAACAATAGGACATACAGACGATACAGATTTAATGACTCTTGCTGATGGAGTGTTAACAGTAGCAGGTGAAGTCTCAATGACTACACTTGATATAGGTGGTACAAATGTTACAAGTACGGCTGCTGAACTTAATATCCTAGATGGTGTTACAAGCACAGCAGCAGAGTTAAACATACTTGATGGAGCAACAGTTGTTGTTGGGGAAATTAATGCATTAGATTTAGGTTCAACTGCTGTTGGTACAGCTATAGCTTCTAAAGCAGTTGTACTAGACTCTAACAAAGATTACACAGGTTTAAGAAACTTAACAATTACAGGTGAACTAGACGCAGCTACTTTAGACATAAGTGGTGACGTAGATATTGATGGAACACTAGAAACAGATAACCTAACAGTCGGTGGAGCACAAGGTAGTGAT